GATGCGATGTCATTACTAGATGAGATCAATTCTCAAGTAGAAATTAAAATTGAGGAGGAGGACACGGCCATGACCCCACCTACTCCCACCCCCCAAGATCAGCCTAGCGTTCACGCTCCTATTCTACATACTATTCCACCCAAACAATCCCAAGTTGAGAATGATTCTCAAACAGACGGGGGGGAGGGGTAATTTTTATGTTTACATTCAATAACTTACAACCTATCTATAAACGGTTTATAGATAGAATTAGGGAAATAGGCCCCCTTATGTGTCTAAATAAAAAGGGGTGGGGGGTATGATAATTTCTAAAGAAGAGTTAATGGATAGGATCCTTCTTACGGAGAAGAAGATGATGTATCTGTCTCATACCCTAGAGAAGATGAAGAAAGAGTATGGGGAGTATTCTGTATTTGATGGGGTTGAGTTATATAAGGCTCTTCCCTATAGGAGTAAAGTCTCCCATAAGCTTTTAGAGTTCGCCCAAAACGGGGAGTATGGAGAGATCTTCTGGTTTAAAGGAAAAGAGGTTCCCAAGGAGATGCTAGAGGGTGAAGGGATTCTAAAGGACTTAGAAGGAAAAAATTGGCGCTGCGGGATTTTAAAAATGGAACCGAATAAGTGCTATAACTGGCACGTTGATACGGATCGTAAAGTAGCCATTAATATGATCCTAGCTCATGGGGTGAGCCACTGCGTCTTTATGACAGGAAATCAAGAGCAAAATTTTGATGTCACAGAACTCGTGTATGAGCCAGATACTTATTATGTTTTAAATACCAAAAAACCCCACATGGTTTTAAACTTAAATGAAACCCGTTATATGTTTAGTGTAGAGATTATGGAATGAGAGATTTAAGTGAAATTGAACAAGACATCCGTAAGGTGTCTGACCTACTCAATCGTTTGGTTCTAGAGAGAAAGCTAACTATCCAGCAGATTAATGGGATGTTAGTATCTTCAGAGATTTTGACTGATCAGGTAATCGCCCGGATGAAAGACGATAAACATTGGGAGGCGTATGACTGAAAAGCAGGCTATCGTGTATAAATTCATAGACGAATGGTGGCGGACTTGGGGGTTTGGGCCTTCCGTAGATGATGTCATGAGATTTACTGGAGACAAGGGGCGGGCAAATATCCACCGAATTTACAAAACCCTTTGCAAACATGGGCACTGTAAGATGACTCCCAAATTGGCGAGATCCATCAGGCCATCGAATATGAGAATGCGAGATATCGATTGAATTTAGAAAAAATAATTGAGTCGCTAGACCCAGTAGAGCAGGCTGCTTTTCTGGAGGCTGCGGAGGACTACATTGGTTCTTTGAATCGGGAGTTGGCACAGGTAGACTTCATTAAGTTTGCCCATGAAATGTGGCCCGGGTTTATTGATGGACGGCATCATAAGATCATGGCGCAAAAGTTCCAAGAGATTGCCGAAGGCAAATGTAAACGTTTAATCGTCAATATGCCCCCTCGTCACACGAAATCTGAGTTTGCCTCATATCTTCTGCCTGCCTGGTTTTTAGGCAAGTTTCCCAATAAAAAAATTATCCAAACCTCTAATACTGCGGAGTTGGCGGTAGGTTTTGGTCGAAAGGTTCGTAACTTAGTAGGAAGTGAACAGTATGCAAAGATATTCCCAGATGTCACTCTTAAATCAGATAGCAAGGCTGCTGGTCGTTGGGGGACTAACCACGATGGTAGTTATTTTGCTATTGGTGTGGGCGGTACCGTTACAGGTAAAGGAGCTGATCTGCTCATTATTGATGATCCACACTCCGAACAAGAAGCCGCAATAGCCGCAACCAACCCAGAAGTCTACGATAAGGTGTACGAATGGTACTCCTCAGGCCCAAGACAGCGTCTTCAGCCTGGTGGAGCCATTGTAATCATTATGACAAGGTGGTCAAAGCGGGATTTAGTAGGGAAAATCATCAAAAGTTCCATCGAAAGAGACGGAGAAGAGTGGGATGTAGTGGAATTTCCTGCAATTTTGCCTTCTGGTAACTCTTTATGGCCTGAATTCTGGCCTGTTGGTGAGCTTTTAGCCTTAAAAAATGAACTTCCTGTCTCCAAATGGAACGCCCAGTATATGCAAACCCCGACTTCCGAAGAAGGGGCGATGGTTAAACGAGAATGGTGGAAAACTTGGGAGAAAGATACCCCACCGAAATGCGAATTTATCATTCAATCTTGGGATACTGCGTTCACAAAAAACGAAAGGTCAGACTATTCAGCGTGTACGACATGGGGAGTCTTTTATATGAATGAAAATACAGCTGACCCACACATTATTTTGCTTGATGCGGTGAAGGAGAGACTAGAGTTCCCAGAGTTAAAGGCAAAAGCGTTAGAGATGTACAATGAGTGGGAGCCAGACTCATGTGTTATTGAAGCAAAAGCAGCTGGTAGCCCACTAATTTATGAATTACGGAAGATGGGAATACTTGTTTCGGAGTTTACACCTACGAGGGGTAATGATAAGATAGCCCGTATGAATTCTGTGACGGATTTATTTTCTTCTGGAAGGGTGTGGGCACCATCAAGAAGATGGGCGGAAGAAGTCATAGAAGAGATGGCTGCTTTCCCAAATTCGGAACACGATGACTTGGTTGACTCAAGCACCCAAGCATTAATTAGATTTAGAAAAGGTGGATTCATTAGCTTGCCAAGCGATGAACCAGATGAACCAAATACATTTAGACGCAAAGCGGCTTATTACTGATGGATGATTTAACAAATTTTAGGGATTGGTGGCTGGCAAATAGACCGTTTAACACACCCGAAAAGAATGTATTAAGTCATGTTGCAGATACACATGGAGTTGTTTTATTTAGGCAAGGATCCTATCAAGTAGAGTTGTTTAATGTGAAGCCAAACTCTATAATCCCGATGCACATCCACCCTAATGTGGATTCATACGAAGTTTATGTTGGTGGAGATGTAGCTTTTTTTTGTGAAAATGAGTGGCATGAGCCAAGAGAAATTGGCAGGACAATTAGGGTTTTGCCATCTGCATGGCACGAAGCAAAATTTGGGGAGCGTGGGGGATGTTTCTTATCAATCCAAAAATGGATGAATGAAACAGAACCAAAGTTTATTGGTAACGATTGGGATGGAGCAGACAAAAGCTTATCCTACGAAAGCAGTAAAAAATAAAGGTACATTATGTCAATTGAAAAAAGTTTATACGCAGCTCCCGTTGGTTTGGATGCTCTTACAGAAGAGATGCCAGATATAGAATTAGAATTGGAAAGCTATATAGAAGACTTAGAGACTCCAGAAGAAGAGGCTCATGAAGATGAATTTGACGACAACCTAGCTGAGTATATTTCAAGTAAAGAATTAGCCACTATTGCTGGCGATTTATTAGGTGATTTTGAGGATGATGTATCTGCCCGTAAAGACTGGATTCAAACCTATGTAGATGGATTAGAGCTACTCGGTATGAAGATCGAGGAGCGTACAGAACCTTGGGAGGGAGCTTGTGGGGTATACCATCCATTGCTAAGCGAGGCTCTAGTGAAGTTTCAAGCGGAAACTATCATGGAGACTTTCCCCGCCCAAGGACCGGTAAAGACTCAAATTATTGGCAAAGAAACGCCTGAGATTAAGGATGCTGCCAGTCGTGTTCAAGCGAACATGAACTACGAGTTAACTACAGTAATGCAAGAGTTCCGCCCAGAGCATGAAAGAATGATTTGGGGCTTAGGACTTGCGGGTAATGCGTTTAAGAAAGTGTATTACGATCCAAGCTTACAACGCCAAGTATCCATGTTTATTCCTGCCGAAGATATTGTTGTTCCTTATGGAGCATCAAGCTTAGAGCAATCACCACGCATTACCCATGTGATGCGTAAGACGGAAAATGAAGTAACCCGTCTTCAGTATGCTGGTTTTTACCGAGACATTGAGTTAGGCTCACCAGCAAATACCCTAGATGAAGTTGAAAAAAAGATCGCCGAGAAGATGGGATTCCGTGCAACTTCGGATGACCGCTACAAACTTCTTGAGATGCACGTTGATCTTGATCTCCCCGGATATGAGGATAAAGATGAAGATGGAAACTTTACAGGTTTGGCTTTGCCGTATGTTGTCACCATTGAAAAAGGCAGTATGGAAGTTCTTTCCATCCGCCGCAACTGGAGACCAGAAGACAAGAAGAAAGCTAAAAGACAGCATTTTGTCCATTATGGATATGTTCCGGGCTTTGGCTTTTACTGCTTTGGCCTTATTCACCTTGTCGGGGCTTTTGCTAAGTCTGGTACTAGTCTTATTCGGCAACTCGTGGATGCAGGGACATTATCAAATCTGCCAGGAGGCTTTAAGACCCGTGGGTTGCGAATCAAAGGCGATGACACACCAATAAGCCCAGGCGAGTTCCGTGATGTTGATGTTCCAGCAGGAACCATCAGAGATAACTTGATGCCGCTTCCTTACAAGGAACCAAGCCAAGTTCTTTACAGTCTTTTTAATACCATTGTTGAAGAAGGCCGCCGTTTTGCTTCTGCAGCGGATATGCAAGTTTCCGATATGTCTGCCAACTCCCCAGTTGGTACTACTTTGGCTATTTTGGAAAGAACATTGAAAGTTATGAGTGCGGTTCAAGCCCGTATTCATTATTCAATGAAACAAGAATTACGCCTTTTAAAAGATATTATCCGTGACTACACAGATCCTGATTACACATATCAGCCAGAAGAAGGCGATCGTGGATGCAAAAAGTCTGACTACGACCATGTGGATGTTATCCCTGTGTCAGATCCAAATGCCGCAACAATGGCGCAAAAGATTGTTCAGTATCAGGCAGTTTTACAGCTAGCCCAGCAAGCTCCGCAGATTTACAATATGCCAAATCTGCACCGCCAAATGCTAGAAGTGTTGGGAATTCGCAACGCTCAAAAATTGATACCGCTTGTTGATGATATGAAGCCAAAAGATCCTATTGCTGAAAATATGGATGTTTTAACTATGAAGCCTTTAAAAGCATTTATCTACCAAGACCAAGATGCTCATATCACAACCCATCAATCTTTCTTGCAAGATCCACAAGTGGCTGCAATGATCGGACAAAACCCACAAGCACAGCAAATGATGGGTGCATTACAAGCTCATATTGCTGAACACTTTGCATTTAAGTATCGCCAGCAGATTGAACAGCAGTTGGGTGCTCCATTACCTTATTTTAAAGAGGAAGATGATGAACATATCCCAGAAGATGTGGAAGTTCAGATTTCTAGGGCTGTGGCTCAAGCCGCGCAACAACTTACCACCCAGAATATGGCGCAAGCGCAGCAACAACAAGCTCAGCAAGCGGCTCAAGACCCAATTATCCAGATGCAACAGCAGGAATTGGCGCTCAAAGGCGAGGAACAAAAGCGCAAAGCGGCTCGTGATGAAGCTGATATTGCCCTTAGAAAAATGGAAATTGAAGGCTCACATCAGGCAGAAATGACCAGAATTGAGCTAGAAGCACATAAGTTTGGCGCAACTATGGCTAAAGATAAAGAAACAAGTGCTGCAAATTTACAACGGATTGCTAATGAGGTAGATATAGCTGGTCATAAGATGGGAATAGATGCAGCAAAGAGCCATGCTCAATTAGATGTACAAAAGGGTCAAATAGCTGCGCAGCTAATTGCAGCCCAAATAAATTCAAATGCTAACGAAAAAGCACAAGAATCAAAGAAAGGTAAAAAATGACCGAGCTAGATGTAATTGTTAAACAAATAGACGACAAGGTTGAACAATTAAAAGAAGCGGTAATGGTTGGAAATTTAGATCATACGGGTTATCAAAGAATTTGTGGTGAGGTTCGGGGTCTACTCACTGCAAGAGGTTACGCATTAGACCTGAAAGATAAATTGGAGAAATCGGATGAGTGACGCACTCGACTTAGGAAAAGCAGTAGATCTTACGAATCTGCTTGATAGGTCAAACGAAGAAAAAGCAACACAACTACCAAAGCCTTCTGGATATCGCATTCTTTGCGCCATCCCAGAAATGGAAAAGGAATACGAAAGTGGAATTATTAAGGCAGACGAAACTGTCCGCATTGAAGAAACTCTAACTACTGTGTTGTTTGTAGTAGATTTAGGCCCAGACTGCTATGCAGACAAAGCTAGGTTCCCAAATGGACCTTGGTGCAAAAAGGGAGACTTTATCCTTACCAAGCCATACGCTGGAAGCCGCTTAGTCATTCACGGGCGAGAATTTCGCATCATCAATGATGATACGGTAGAAGGTGTAGTAGCTGATCCACGAGGCATAAAACGCAAGTAAACGATAACTAAGGAGCATACGAATGGATAATTTTAAATTTCCAGATGAAGTAGAAAACGAAACAGTTATATCTAAGGGTAAACCCGAAGAAGAAAGTTTTGAAATCGAGGTAGAAGACGATACGCCACCGCAAGATCGTGGTCGTACTCCGTCACAACCAGAGTTTGTCGAGCAACTAGAAAAAGACGAACTTGATGAGTATTCAGAATCTGCAAAACAAAAAATTGCTGGATTCCGCAAAATTTATCACGAT